ATCGCTCCCAGATGGTGGCGAACTGCGTGTTGTCTTGGGCTATGGACGCAACCTCGTAGTCGAACCAGTTGGCAACGTCCGAGTTGGCCTTGGCCGACAGAGACTGGCTGGGCCGTCCGGCAAGGTACGCCTTGGCAACCGAACGGGCCTGGAAGTACTGGTTCAGCGCGCGGATGTCTGTGCGCACCGGGTTGGCGATCAGTGCCGGATCCTGTGCGACCTTTTCCATGGCCTGGATGCGCTGGTCGTAAGACCCTTGGTTGTATCCGGTGTAAGCCGCATACCAGTCTGGGTTGTAGTACTGGCTGTCCGGCGTATTAGCCGCCGTCGCATACGCAGATTTAAGCTGTTTCAGGTCAGAAGCACCGGCCTGGTTCACAGACTTCAGACCCCGTGCGGCCAGCATGTAGCTGATAGCCGAAGAGATCTTTGTGTACTCCTGCCACCCCTGGCCGACAGCAGCTTGCTTGGCCGCTTCCTGCGGGCTCAGCTTGGTACGCAGGCCGTTGGCCACTTCCCACTGATAGGCCATGCTGTCGTAGTTGCCAGACCCAAGGGGTCCGACAATCAACGCGCCGAGTTCGGGGTACTGACTGATCAGGCCCTGGTACTGCTTGTAGGCATTGATGGCTCCGGCAGTAGCCGGGATACCGGCATTGTTCTTGTCGAGGCTCTGTGTGAACACGTAGGCGCCTTCGCCGTACTTGTTGACGAAGTTCTGCTGCGCGTTCTTCGGATCCTGGTCAAGGAACGAGTGGTACTGGTCCACATAGAACTGTGACTCGGCCCGGGGCTTGAACCCCAGGGGCGCCAACCTGTTGACGATTGTGTCGATCAGGGAGGCATGTCCGGCCTGATTCAGAGCATCCTGCATGTTCGGAGGGTTGCTCCGATGTCCAGACTGGTAGTCGTACATCTGCTCCTGGTATATAGACCAGGCCAGTTGAGACCTTCCGAGCTGGTCTTCGGCGTTGTTTCCGAACAGATCCGGGGCTCCAACGGCAGCCGCAGGCACGTTCAGCATCTGGTTGACCGCGCTAGGTATGAACGACTGGAGCGAGTTGGGCGTGATGCGCCCGCCTAGGATCACCGCAGTGAGCGGGTTCTCCGCTACGCCAGGAGACTTCTTGGCCAGCTCGTTTACCGGAACGGCGACAATGGGACCGAACCCCGGGTTGCCGAGAGAGTCGGCATACGTCGGAGACACGAGAGTCTTGCCGTCTATGGCCAGGTAGTTCAGCTGAGAACTCCCCAGCATGCCCGCCACCGGCTTGGGCAGGTGAGCCACAAGCGCCAGGTTCGACAGCGGGGTGTCCGGTTTGGCTTTCTGTCCGGTGGACGTGTCCACCATGAGCGGGTTGTTCCAGATGCCGTTCTTGGCGACAGCCGTCTTGGCCAGTAGGTCCGGGTTCTCGTAGAACAGCCGCGACCAGCTCGAGAGAGCATTGAACCAAGCGTTAAAGAAGGGGCTGATGAACCTCAGCAGGTGCCCGGCATCATTGAAGCGCGACGTGTCGTACACGAGCGACTGGAGGTCCTTGCGGGCCATCTTCGTCGCGGTGCTCGTGATTCGGCCAAGGTCGTCCATGGAAATCTTGCCGCCGGGGGACTGGTCGATCCAGTCCTTGATGAGGCTGTTTCGGTGACCCTTGTACATCTCGTTGAACACGGGATGGCGGACCATGGCGTCGTCCGGCAGGGTGCCGGTGAACTTGAGCAGCTTCTTGACCGTGAACTGGAACGACTTGTCGATCGCAGACCCGCCATGCATGGCAAGGTTCAGATTGCCGTTGACTTCGGGCATCTGGGACGCGGACTTCCACGTCTTGTTGATGTCGGCCGTTTTGACCATGCGGGACTTGCCCGTCGTGGACTTCGGCGCAATCGCATTGCGTACCGGAGTGTTATCCGGAAGATACTTGTCGATGTGATCCTGCACGGCCTGCACCTGGGACCACGTGTCGGCCTTGTGGAGCTGTCGCATGTACGACTGCCCCTCAGGACTACTGGACAGCCAGCGCTCTACGTCTGCAGGGTCGGAGCCGCCCAGCAGCTTCTTCGCCACCGGGTCCGGACGAAGCTGGTTGTTCACATAATGCAGATATGCCCGGCTCCAGGTGTCGAGGTTGTCAGCCGGTCGGATGACCGTGAAGCCCCGCGAGACCTGGTTGTTCAAACCGTACTGGTACATGTTGTGGGCAGTGTCGTTCATGTACGACTGAAAGAACTGCTCAGAGCTGGACATGTGGCGCATCCAGTCCGAGTTGGGTCCGCCGAAGGCGTCCTCTACCCGGATGTTCGTACCGGGGACCATTGAGGTCCCGTCGCCGATTTTGGACCTCGTCCTGGTGAAAACAGGCTTATTGTCTCGCAGATCCATATAGCGCGCATGGGCTGCTCGAACTTCCGCAGCCTGCACCCTGTTCTCTGCCGGGATGGCCTCACCTGCGCCTATACGCGCAAGCTGGTCCTTGGACTGGGCCATCAGGCCGTGGAACTGGCTCCGGGCCGTGTCTACCATCTGCTGGTACTGGCCTTCGCGGTTTGCCATCCACTTGGCATTAGTGAACCTGGCAAGGCGGTTCTCAATGAAGTTTCCAGCACCCTCCACGGCGTTGCTTGCCATGGTCATCCCGCCGAGCTTGGCGGTTGCGCGGAGATAGTCGTCGCCGATGTGGTTGTAGGCGCGGTGCATGGACATCAGGGAGAGCGGCTTCCATACGCCGTACACCTTGTCCAGTTTGTCTACGAGGAACCTGGAGGAGGCAGAACCCATCTTGTTCGCCGTGGCGATCAGCCCGGCATCGTTCATGCGCTTGATGGCGCGCTCGATGTCCACGAGATTGGTCATCGGTACGGCGCCCTGCTGAAGCTGGGTGATCAGATCCGGAGCGGCGACGATCTCGCCGTCGCCCGTGGCCAGGAGATGGACGGCATCGCCGTCGGGGGTCTTGAGCACGCCATAGGCGCCAGACTTGGCACCCTCGGCATACGCCCCCTGGCGGGATCTGGTCTCGTTCAGTATGCCGGTCATATCATCCGGGTGGATGCCGTGGGCATCAGCCACCTTCTGGTAGACCTGCTCCTCGATCTTGTCCCAACCGGCAGAGCGGTCTCCTCGGTTCATTCCGGCATACTGCTTGGCAAAGTCCTGCTTCTCGTCCGGAGTGAGCACCTTGGACTTGTTCAGCCAAGAGCGAACCTGGTCAACGGCGCCGTCTTCCCCATGGCTGATGATGCCCATGGGGGGCTTGTCGGTCAGAGCGTGGTAGACGCGCACAGGGGTGTTGTGCAGGTGGTCCTGCATGTAGGACACGAGCCGCTGGGGGTGCAGGAGATCCTGCCCGGAGGGCAGAGCTTGCACGTCACGAAGAGTAGAGTACTTAGCTGAAGCCCTCAAGCCAGCGAAAGCTTCGTTGATTCCATAACTAGTGGTCCGGGCACGCATGGACTGCGCGGCATCCAGAATGTTGGTGTAGGCATCGGCCTTGTTCAGCAGCTGTGCCTGAGCAGCAGCTGCCTTGGTCTTCTCAACCGGCTGAAGCCACTTCTCCAAGAGGCCAGCATCGCCCGGAGCAAGGGCGAACTTCTCCATGGCCTCCGGCGGAGCCAGGAGGTTTGCGTTGCGGAACGCAAGACCGGAGTTCACTGAAGAGAGCCTGTCGAAGGCCCCCTTGTCGCCCATGAGCGTACGCAGAAGCAGTTCGGATTCGTTTGTGTCCTTGGCGCCTGCGAGAGCGGTGGCGATGGAGTAGCGGAACGCCGAGTTCCTGAATGCGGGATGCTCTGCGATCGTGGAGGCATCCTTGCCGACAACCCAGTTCACCAGACGCTGGCTTCTGGCTGTCGCCAGAGCCTTGTCGATGTCGCCCGGACTCTTGATGGGATTGTTCTTCAAGGCTTTCAGGGGCAAGGAGGTCCATTTCAGAACCTTCTGCGAGGGATCGAGGTAGGTGCGCAGAACCCCATCGGTGGCTCCGGTCATGATGCGCATACCCCAGCTGCCCTGGCCCACGAAGTGCGCCACTGCGTTCGGGTCGCTCGGATTGATCACCGACGCGCCCATGTGCTGCGTGGCACCCTCGCCAGCGATTGCGCCAAGAGCGCCGAACTGCGCTCCGCCTAGGGCTCCGCCCAGCGGACCCATCTCGCGGTGCAAGCCAGCGATTGTGTTGTTGGCGGAGAGGGCAATCTCCTGCCCGGGAGAGAAGTGGGCGGAGTTTTCCCAGGAATCGATCCAGTTCTGGTGCGTGGTCACCGCACGATATGCCCCGGCTATGCCCTGGCCCTGGCCAAGGGCATACATCGCCTTGGACTGCATGTTGACCACATCGGCCAGCGGGTGCGAGATCAGGTCCGTATAGGCTCTCTGGTCCAGATTGGCGAACCCCTGGAAGCCGGAGGCCCCAAGGTGGGAGCCAACTCCGAGGAGATCCGTAGGAGCCTTGATACCTATGTCATAGGCGGCAGAGACACCCTTGCCTATGCGCCCGGCGATGGACTGGTTGGAGTCCCCGCCGAACACATCCCCCACGGACTTCAGAGCGCCGCCTACGGCGTTCGTGACGGAGCTCCATATGCCCACGGGGAATCCTCTACTGTTGCGGTCCGCCTGCCTGAGGCGTCGGGAACACCCCGGGGCCCTGTGTGGGTCCGGAGGGTCCCTGATTGGCTTTGATCAGGTTCACGAACATCCTGGAGCCGGGAAGCGAGTCGGGCTGGTTGGCCATGAACTCAAACACGGGCAGGTAGGTGGAAAGCTTGACGTTGTCCTTCGCGGCAACCTGCTCTGGCAGGATGCCCAGTGCTTCTACCCCGGGTCCAGCACCGAGCGCTGCTCCTGCGGTAACCGGCTCATTGGGCCGATTGGTCGGAGCGGAGAACGGGATAGTCTGGGGGGGCTGTGGTTCGGGTGCTACCGGCCCCGGAGAAGCCCCAGAGGCAGGTGGGGGCGTAGGAGCATTGGGAACTTGGGCGAGAGGCGCGCCGAGCTGGTCGGATTGGAACTGCTTCTGCTCGCCGTACTTGGCATCTGGAAGATTTTTCAAGGCTTGAGCAGGTCCGCCGTCAGTGCGGCGCGCCAGTTGCCCCGGTCCGGAGACCGGCGCGGGTTTTGCGGGAGGTGGCATCAGCACTCCTCTAGAGTGTCGGGCTCATCTTCCGTTTCGGCGAGCTGAATGTAGAAGCCGCCGAAGTTCTCGATCTCGCTCTGGGTCGCATGGGCCCATGAGCGCCGCTCGCGCTCATAGAGAGCACGCTTCGTAGTGCCGACCGAAAGGCCCGCGAATAGGTTCGCCACGTCTTCGGCTATCCTCGCGAACATCGCGAAGAACTCCGAGACGAAGTACCAGGCGTTGGTCTTCTCGGGAGTGATGGGGGCAAAGACTTCGTCCTCATCGGTACTGACATCAAAGTCGTCGTCTTCGCCGCTCATCTGGATCTCCCTTAGGCCGTCTTGTATCCGCCGCCGCTGGTGGCGCTTCGCTCGGTGGAAGCTGTAGCACTACCGTTCGGAGGCATCCAGGTCCCGCCGACGGGTTCCGGGCGGTATCCGTCCACCGGACCGGGAGCGAACTTGCTGTTGGCATCCAGCCCGTTGTCGTTGACAAGGGCAGACCAGTTCGACTCGATCGGGTTGCGCACCTCCGGCGGCATGCCGGACTCGAAGGTGTTCGGCCTGGTGTAGTTCGCGTCGTCGACGGGATTGCCCTGTCGGCCGACCTGGGTGTCGGTGCCGTTGTCCTCGGCGTTGGAGTAGTCGGGGCGGCCGAAGTCGCGCCCGCCACCGGGGGTGTATCCGCCCATCAGGCGCTCCCTATCTTCTGTCCGCAGCAAGACAGCACAAGCTGCTTGCCCTTGATGATCCCCACCTTGATGTGGGATCCGCACCATTCGCAGCCGTCCGGCTTCTCGAGGCGTCGCCAGACGCGCTCGAGGATGCCAATGGCTTCCTTGTCGAGCTCTAGGCCTTCAGCCTTGATGGCCGCCTTGAGCTTTCCGATCTCAACCGTCATGCAGTCTGTCCCTGGGTCTTGGCTGTGAGCTGAGGACCGCGACCGCCACCGGCTAGCGCCGCTAGAAGGTCGCCGACTCCGCCTCCGCCTTGGCCGGGAGGCCCGCCCCCAGGAGAAGGGGCTGAAGGCGGACCTCCGGGAGCGCCCCCGCCGGGCGCCTGCATACCGGGGCTGGGCGCACCCTGGAGTCCAAGAGGACTCGGTGCACCACCTGGCGCCTGACCGGGAGGCGTAGAACCGGGCGGGGGGGTCTGTGGCTTGAACGCCTTGATCAGGGCATCCCGCAGGGGGGTACCCTTCTCGCGTTCCTTGCCGACGGCGGCAAGCTTGGTGAGCAGGTCGATGGGATCGGCCCCTTGCTGGACCATCATCCCGAGAGACTGCGCCAGAGTCGCGATGCCCATCTTGAGGGCGTCGTCAAGAACCTCGTTGTCAACCTTTTCCATCTCTTGGTCGATGTTGAGGTCAAATGGCATATTACGCAGCATGAAGTCTCGGCTGATCCCCTTGTCGCCTCGCAGCTGCAAGAGGAACACAAGGGCCCGGTTGGGGTCCATTCCTGCTGCCATGCCATAGGTCACATCTACCTGGTAGACCCCGGCGATGTCCTTCTTGGGGACGTAGGTCTCCTCGTAGGCGGTGCCGTAGACGCGCACGCGTACGCTGCGCTCCATGGAGGGCCAGAACTTCTCGTCCATCTCGAAGGCCCAAGACAAGGCCTCCGTGAGGGCGTAGCCGATCGACTCCTGGGCGGTCTTCACCTTCATATCGATGGTGCCCATCATCGCATCGACGCCCGCGCCGGTGACGATGGATCCGGGGCTCTTTCCCTGTGCGACGTCCGACATGCGCGCCCCTTGGGACGCTTCGGAGTTCAGCATCTCGCCGACCTGAAAGGCGGCAGGAGACATCTCCATGCCCACCTTGCGGATCTTCTCCGGGGTGTTGGAGCGGATCACCGCATCTGGGCCGAGCGGAACGCTCTGGACATCGGACGGAATCGCCAGCGGAGCATACACGGACTTCTTGGCGGCTTCCAGGCCGTACATCGCAAAACGTGCACGGGCCAGGTGAATCCATACGACATCATCGTAGGAACCGCGCGTCTCGCCGTCGTACTTGCTGCGCTCCGCAATGGAGATCGTCAGGCGCCCCAGGGGGTTCGGCACCGACAGGACAACCAGGTTGTTCTTCTGCGGCAGGTAGGCCACGGTCTGCTCGTCGTCGTAGTACATGACGAGCTCGATCTGGCGCGACGTGCTCGCTTCGTTCTGGTCGTCGACCAGCTTGCTGCGCAGGTGCGGGAACTTCGCTATGAGCGAGCCCACGTCCTCCGTGTACACCTTCACGAACGCGGAGCAGCGGCCCCAGGCGTCCAGATCGTAGTAGCACCCCAGGGGGTTCTCGAACCTGATCCGGGGACCAGGCTGACAGGACTTGTCGCCGAAGTGCGGCTCGACGATCACCGGCAGGAAGCCATACGTGTCGTACCAGTCGGAGGCCGAGACCAGGTGCTTGCGCAACTTGGACTCGTCCGCATAGTGGTTCGCGATCAGCGTGCGCTTTTGCGCGTACTTCTTCTGGCGGTCGGTGACCATAACTCCCGCAGTGCAGGAGATGTTCGGCATGACGCCAGCCTGCTCGGAGAAGAGCCTGGCCGCGTTGTCGATGATGTTCTTGACGATCGGCTTTGGCCACGCGTCCGGCAGCATGCCGGGCATGATGCGCTGGATCTCACCGGCGCGAGCAGCGCGAACGTTGCCGTTGCGCTGGTCGCGGGTGTAGTTTCTCATCCGAAGGCTCTGGACGAATTTCTGGATGTCGCTAGGACTCCGTGCCATTTCCCAGTTCCCCCAGGTCGTCTATTAGCTCCTCAACGTGGAAGTCCAAGTGAGAGTCAAGCTGTGCTTTGAGGTCGAGGCGGACCGATTCGCTCGTGTCGCCCTCGACGATCTCGTGGTGGAAGAGTTCCCTACAGAAGTTGCAGCGGAAGAAGACAACCTGTACGCGGCTCACCAGAACGAACCTCCGGACCAGGAGCCCAGGTCGTCCGACTGGCTGTTCTGCCGGAGCCACTCGTCAACCATCATGTAGGACGACCCGCCGGAAGACTGCCTGGCAAGCCAGCTGTCCATGTCTACCGTCATCTGCTCTTCGCGGTCCAAGGGCGACATCATGTCGCTCTGCGTGTGGGTGACATGGTCCCACTGGTCGCATATAGTCCTAGCCCGCAGCTCTGCGAACCAAAGGGCCATGATGGTGTCCTGCTTGGGCATCTTGGACTGTGAGGGAGTCGGGAACCAGGCAAGCAGCTCGTCTCGCATCGTGGAGACGCCGACGTGGTTGCGGGGAGAAGGCAACTCGATCAGGTTGGAGCCGTTCTCCGCACCGAGGAACATGTTCGCCATGGAGGCGACACCGTACATCGGGTCCCACTTGTTCCTACCGGTCTGGTGGCCTTGCACGGCCACACCCCTGCCGCGGAGCCAGCGAACCATCTCCTCGTCCTGGGAGATGTACTTGTTCAGGCCGTTCTCCTCGATGCGCCACTCCATCACGCCGTAGCGCTGGGTCATTGACTGCACCTGCTCGCGCACCGTGCGCGGAGGGGCCGTCCGCATCGTCCACACATCCAGCACGTAGCGCCGGGTCGTCTGCCGGTCTATGCCGAGAATGACGATGGCGGTGTAGTTCTCGGGGGCGGGGTCGAGGCCGCCAACGACGAACAGGCCTTGCATTCCACCCGTCCGATGTCCTCGCTGGCCGTCAACCAGCACACCGGGCAGTCGAAGCAGATTTGTGCACCCTGTGAGCATGTCCAAGCTGAACGTGTTCGTTTCACTAACCTGCTCCTGTTGATAGGTCATAGACCACGCGTTGGGGTCGTTGAGCGAGTCCTTGATCTCCGACATGTACTCGCCGGGGAAGCGCGGCCAGAGGCCCTCTTCGTTCTGGACCAGTTCGTAGTCCAGCTCCGCCAGGTTCTCCGGCTCCACGTTGGACCAGGGCCACAGCGTGACCCAGTCCGAGGGGTCCTCGGCCATCTCGAGCACAGCGGGCTGCGTGAGGCAGGTGTACGGGCTCTCGCCCCTGGAGTACCGCTCGACCTTGGTGATCTCGCTGTAGAAGTCCTGTGACGCCATGCGCGTGCCGATGATCAGCAGGGAGCCGCCCTGAACGAGCCGGGACTGTACTTCCTTCTGGGTCCAGCGGATCTGCTTCTCGAACTCGTGCACGTTGGAGAGGTCGACGCAGTCGTCCATGATGATCAGGTCTGCGCGCTTGCCGTAGATCTGCTGGCCCATTCCGACAGCCCGGACCGTGGGGTCCTTCTCGCCGGAGGACAGGACGTCCACGCTCAAACGGATGCGGTCCTGGCGCCACTCGGACGAGTTGTTCTGGAAACCCTCCGGCGGGCCGAAGTCCCTCTTGAGCTCCTCGAACATCGGGGTCCTGGAGTCAAGGCGGTCCTTGACCGCCGACAGGATGTCCTTGGCCAGGTCCTGCGTCTTGGAGATGATCAACACTCGCAAGTTGGGATTCTTCAGAATCCGCCACGTCACGTAGCTGATCGACAGCGTTGCCGTCTTAGCGTGGTCCGGGGGAGTGTTGCAGACGTACAGCTTCTTGCGGGTCATCCACCCGCGCTCGTATCGCTGGTTCGGATGCAGGTTGCGGGGCTCCCGCCCCTCCACCAGGTCAACCCACTGGAGCTGGTGGTTGAAGAGCTGAAGGCCTAGATAGTCCTGGGCGAACTTACGAAACTCCGGAATGGTGGGCGGAGCTCCGCCTGACTGGAGGCGGCGAATGTCACCCATCAGTTTTACGAAGTCCGGGTCGGACTTCTTCCAGTACTCGAGAGTCTTCACTGTCCGCTCGGCTTTAGTGCAAGACTGCTCAAGGGTTGCACCCTTGCGTATCTCACGCAGGAATACAGCCTTAGCATCTGCCGTGGAGTACTGCGTCGCCTCTCTGCCCACAGCTTCGACTGCCTTCCTTATTGTGAGGATTCTTTAGGAATCCTCACTAGGGTTCTTCAATTCGCAACCTTTGGGGTTGCTCTTTACGAACCCCTATTCAGACGAGCCCGAGAGGCTCGTCTTCACGCTTCGCTCTTCTCGCTACACTCGCTCAAGCCCTGCGCTCCCTGCGGTCGCTTGGTCTTTCGCTCGCTTCGCTCGCTCCAAGTACTATTACCCAGTTTGATCTTGGTCGCTTACGCACGATCATGGAAACTTTGCCGAAACGTTACCTTCTGAGTTGGCGTTGAGCGTAGCTCATCCACCATGTGAGATACTGAGTAAGGCTCACCATGTAGGTTATGAAGCTCCTCTGGAGCTACGCCGAGGTGTGAATTCCCCCAGGGAACACTATGGTTCTTTCCCGAACAATTTAGCCAAACATTTGTGAGGGATAGCACCTTTCAAGGCGCTCCGAGTTTTAAAGACCCCGGGTTGCAATGGTATCAGACCATTGCGACAGAATACACCCATGAATGAGTGAAGAATGAGCGAAAGAATGCACGTATTTTGTGGATGTATGAGGTATGTATTGGCCCTCGTGGCCAATGGGCTAAACACATGAATGCATAGAAACAATACCAATCAATGCGGCAGATAGGGCATTGGTAATGCATGTATCGGCAAGGGTCTGTTCATTCTTCACAGACGGCAGTAGTGCTGCTTGCCTCAACATGCACCATACCAGATAGTCTGCTGAGCAGATGATCTTACCGACAAGATGTCTTGTATAATGCTGGTCAATTGCAAGTTGACGCATGCGAACCGTTGACTAGGTTCGCTACAGGGGGAGATTGGAAGTAGCACAACAAGGTCTCGCCAAGGGAAGCGATCATGGAACGCATCGGCACAGTCCTCCTAGTAACGGAGGACATGGACGTCAAGACGGAGCCGGTCAAGGTTGCACACGTCGACCGTGTGACCGAAGAGAAGATCGACCACCACAACAGCTACACCGCTCGCACCTCGTACGAGGACAGCGGATGGATGTCAAATGAGCTATAAGCCAGGCCCGGAGCAGTTTGCCGAGCGCGTCGCATGGCTGAGGCGGGTGCTTGGATGCAGCAAGCCCTACACCTGCCGGTGGCACAGCGCAATGCTCAACTCACAACCGTCCGCGTGGGCGGACTGGATGGACGAATACCCGGAGGAGATGTCCCGATGAGGCAGATCTACAAGACCAGGACGAAGAGGACCGAGCGCAGCCTCGAGGACGTCGAGGACGCCCTGAGGGAGCTCAAGAGGCATGATGGCGTGCGTGAGCACTCCCGCAAGCTTGACGCTGCCGTGCAAGCCCTTCTGGATGCTATTGACGAGGAGCTGTGATCTTGATGGACACCACCGACCTCCACCAGTCGGCACAGACCTGGTCAAAGCATCAGCAGGATGTGGCCTGGGAGACCTACAAGGGCAACCTGAACACAGGCTGGACGCTGGAGAAGCACAACGGCGGGACCGTGTGGGCAAAGGTGGGATACGTGCCCACGAACCCCGAGTGGGCCGGGCTGGTCGGATGGTTGGGGGTGATCGCACTCCTGACCGTACCCGCCCTCCTGATCAAGTTGTTCATGCCCTAGAGATTGCATGCTGGCCGTTTGATGTCTCACACGGTCGGCGTGTTGTCCCTACGGAGGTGACACATGAACGAGTACACCGTGTACTACGAGCATGACGAGCTGAAGGACAGCCCCTCTGGCGGCGTGGAGTTCTTCAGCAAGGAAGACCAGGCAATAGTGACGGCCACCACCAAGCAGGAGGCCATGGCCAAGGTGTTCGACTGGCTGTCGGACGAGGGCAAGACCGTGACCGGCCTCTACGCTACCTTCAGGGAAGAGGTGCATGCATGAGTACGACTGGAGTGTCTCTCCATCTGGAGAGCGGCGAGTACCGCGCCGACGTCAGCAGTGTCACGGACAGCGTCAGGGTTGCCCCGGACGTGTACATCTTCATGCAGCATGGGACCTCACCCAAGGCGATAGCCGACGCTGTTGCCTACCTGAAGACCCTGGAAGCAGCTGCCAGGCGCCTGCGTAGGCGCATAGAGACGAAGGGAAAGATCTCGTGAACCGCACTAAGACCGTTGCCGAGGTCGTCACCCTCGGCGCAGAGCTCCTCGACAAGAGCGAACCCAGCTGGTACAGCCACGTTGACGTGGACGAGCTGAACATGGCGGGCATGAACCACGATGTCCTGGCCATGGTATTCGGTACGCACCAAGCGGGCATCGTTCACCTGCTCGGCGCCAAGGCTGAGCAGCAGACCATCGACGACTTCCGCAGGGCCCACGGCCTGGATGTGGACCGTGAGCGCGACTGGGAGAACATCATGGACGAGGACTACAACGACGCCAAGGCTCTTGATGACGCTTGGACCGAAGAGGTCCTCTACCGATTGGATAATCAAAGTGCCTGAGTACTACAAAGCCGTCCGCCCGGACGGCACAGACTTCTACACGGGCCGCGTCGACTACGCCGCCCACCTCGCCTCAGGGGCCGTGGGCCTCTGCCATCGGAGGCACCGATGAGGCATAAGCGTGGATACCTCGCCAGGCGTGAAGCCTGGCAGAGCGCCCTGCTCATGGGTGCAGCCCTCTCCATCCTGTTCTCACTGAATTGCCTGGCGGCTTATTTCATCTTGGGGGCCCTGCGTGCCCACTGACCGGCAGATCAACGAAGTAGCCAAGGTGCTCGGCGACTCGGCCAATGCCGAGATGACGGCCGAAGAAGTTGCCGAAGCTTGCATCGTAGTACTGGAGGGCATGCGACAGCGCGAGTGGAAGTACGTCGTCATAGCGCAGGAGCGCAGCCTCCCCGCACACCTCACCGGGCGCACCTTCCACCCCACGTGGGTGATAGGCCCGTTCTACACCGCATCTGAGGCAGGCAAGGCGGCTCGAGACCTGCGCAAGGCTTCACCCGACACAACCAGGGTCATGGGAGCGGAGGTGGTTCCCGTCGGACAGGAGGTAGTGCCGGACAAACTGAAAGAGGTCCTGCTGTAGCAGGCAACAAGAGAAGAGCCCCGGCCAAGAGGCCGGGGCTTTCTTTCGTTCTTGGAGGCTAGCCCCCGTCGTACGTCTGGGAGAGAGCAGCCCGAGCGGCAGCATTGGTTACCACGCTGCGCGACGTGTGCCAAACGGGGCGTTCGCCCCCTATCTTGCGCTGGAGCCTCTGCACGGTGCGGTTGATGCGGGCGCTGGCAGCCTCGAAGGCTATCCCCTCCGCATCTGCCAGAATCTGACACACCCCACCCATCTCCGGCTCCATCCAGAACCACCCGAAGAGGTTCTGCCTGTCCCGCTCAGACAGCAGGCTAAGGCCCCGCTCGATATCCATGTAGGCATCTCGGTCGGGGCAGTTCAGCTGTGCAGCGAGGCCGTTGACCTCGATCTGCTCGTCCAGATAGTAGTGGGGCAGGAGTCTGCGCAACTGGCGCGTGGAGTAGTAGTAGTTGTCGTGGTTGGCGTAGCCCTCGCGCTGGGCCTTGTAGCCCTGCGCTGCATCGAGGCAGTGATGGTAGCAAGAGCGGTAGACCCGGCCGAAACCGCCGTCCGAGTCCTCATGCCATTCCATGACCTTGTCCTCATGGGTCAGGATCCATTCCCAGGCATCCTGCTTGAGGTCCTCGTATGGGCTGTTGGCTACGCGCTGGCAGACGTTCCGAGCCGCGCGGTTGACCACCGCATTCAGCTCTTCGAAGTTGAGGTCGACGATGGTCATGGTCAGTACCAAGTCCCCTGATACTGGAACCTGCCACCCTTGGCTATCAGGAGTTCAGGCATGGTGCCGAACTTGGGGTGGTGCGTTAGCACTCCAACGCCGTGAGCCCATTCAGGGCTCTTGCTGGTGATGTACTCGGCGGCACTGAACTTCATGGAACAGCCCACGTTCATGTAGAACC